GGCGCTAGGAACCTATCGGAGTGGCTCACCCTTGAGGGTCGTAGATCAAGTCTTGTCGAATGGCTGGGCCACGTGAAGGACGACGGACGCATCCACGGTAGGTTCACCCACATTGGCGCATGGACGGGTCGTATGGCTCACTCCGCACCTAACCAAGCTAACATCCCTGCAGCCTTCCACGGCACCGCTAAGAGCATGGTCGACAAGGTGAAGGAGAAGTATGACGGTAAGATGCGTGGGCTGTGGGGTGTCGAAGAAGGTAACTGGCTCGTAGGCACTGACGCTGAGGGTATCCAGCTACGCATCCTAGCCCACCTGATGAAGTCTGAGGAGTACATTCACGCTATCGTCAGTGGACGTAAGGAAGATGAGACAGATATCCATAACCTGAACAAACGGGCTTTGGGTATGTCGCATGTGACTAGGGATATGGCCAAGACCTTTATCTACGCCTTCCTCCTCGGGGCAGGTAACGACAAAGTGGGGCAGATTCTCAAGGTCAGTGCCAAGGAAGCGGGTCAGGCTGTCGAAAACTTCATGGAGAGTATCAACGGTCTGAGTCGTCTAAAGAAGCAAGTGATCCCTCACATCGCAGAGATGGGTTGGTTCAAGGGCTTGGACGGACGCAAGGTCAAGGTTCCTAACGAACACAAGACACTTGCAGGGTTGCTACAGAATGGTGAGGCTGTCGTCATGAAACATGCGGCGCTTAGCTGGACAAACTCCGCAAGGGATGCAGGGATTAGGTTCAAGCTGGTAACGTGGCCACACGATGAATGGCAGACGGAAGTGTACGGAGACAAGGAGCAGGCAGAGTTACTGGGTTCCATCCAACGTCAGTCCATTGTTGACACCGGGGTAAAACTCAGTATACTATGCCCTCTCGCAGGATCGACTGATATCGGTCGCAATTGGTTTGACACCCACTAAAGGAGACGACAAATGGGTAAGACGAAAATTGGTGTGTTCGAAGGTGAAATCTACTGGGCGCGTGTGTTCCCCGGTAACATGGACGACAGTGAATACCACAAGGCCACGGAAGGCCAGTACAACTGCATGTTCGTTCCGAAAGACGAAGAAGAATTGCAGAAGATGCTCAAGCTTGGTTTCCCTCAGAAGTCTATGGGTAACCCTATGGTCCGTGAGATCGAAGCTGCAGGTGGTCGTAAGGGCATGAAGCTCAAGCGCCCTAACGTTCACGCTAAGATCGAAGACTTCGGCGGTGCTCCTGTGGTTACCCACGGCAAGACCGACAAGGCTTGGGACATGGACATTGACGGTGAGCTTGGGAATGGCACTAAGGTTGCCGTTCAGATCAGCATCTACGGTGAAGGTTCCACTGCCTCTGTGCGCCTTGAGAAGGTAGGTGTCCTTGAGTTGGTTCAGTTCGAAGCCTCTGGTGCTATCGGCTGGTGAGCACGAAGTGCGACGCCCTATGGGCTGGTAAGCAACACTAAGGGGGAGCGAAAGTTCCCCCTCCACCAAGGAGAACGTAATGGCTATCACGGCTACGTATATCGACCACATGGGTTCGGACCTTACGACTGTTAACGCAGCACGGGTTAGCTTCGGTAAGAAGTCTCACTGTGAAAAAACACGTTGGGTGGACATGGATGTTTGGTGCGGGGATATGCCTGTTGTAAATGACAAAGACAGCAAGCTGATTAAGTATCTGGCCACCCACGGACACTACTCCCCTTTCGGCCACTGCTTCGCATCCTTCCACATCAAGGCACCTATCTTCGTAGCACGACAACTGGTCAAGCATGAGTACCTGCGTATGAATGAGATCAGTCGTCGTTATGTCGATAGCGAACCTGAGTTCTATGTACCTGATGTGTGGCGTGGACGTAGCAAGGACAAGAAGCAAGGGTCTGATGGTGTCGTCCAAAACGTCAATGACGACCAATACACTGTCTACTCTCTAGACCTGTATGATGGACTACTTCAACAAGGTGTCGCCCCTGAAATGGCCCGTATGGTTCTGCCTCAGTCGATGTACACCGAGTGGTACTGGTCGGGTTCGATGGATGCCTTCGCTAACATGTGCAACCTACGCCTCAAGGAAGATACCCAGTACGAGACACGTCTGGTAGCTCAACAGATCGACAAAGTAATGGGTGAGTTGTACCCCGTAAGCTGGACAGCCCTAGTTGGAGAAGAGACAAAATGAACCAAGATGCCTACGACCTATTCGACGAATTTCTCCTGAGTGATTTTGTCGACAATCTGGTCACCTACCGTATCCGTGAGACTATCCTTGGGCTTCGCCTCTCTATCGACGCCCTTGAGTTTCGTAACCGTACGCAAGGTGGCTTGCCTAAGTTCTTACGTGAAGACCTTGAGGAGCACTGGGAAGACCTAGACAGTATGGTACGCGCCTACATCTACTTCTCGGGTGACTACGAGATGGAACATATCCCTGAGTGGACCCACAAGGATGTGCCTCAGGATACACCGGGATGGGATTATTGGAACCAAGGTGATATCAAGTGAGGGTTCTGGTAGATGGGGATATCGTAGCGTACAGGGCGGCTTACTCTACCGAAGGTGAGACAGCAGATACAGCTAAAGAGAAAGCTGACGAACTGATGGACAACATCGCCTTCGACACAACGACAAGAGGGGAAGAGTTGGAGGTGTTCCTCACGGGTAAGGGAAACTTCCGCTACGACCTGTCTCCTACGTACAAGGCTAACCGTAAGGATACACCACGTCCTGAACATCTAGGTCTCGTACGTGAACATCTTGTTGAGGCGTGGGATGCTGTCGTCAGTAGTGGTCAAGAGGCTGATGATCTGATTGCTATTCGTGCTACAGAGCTTGCCTACGACTGCACCATTGTGTCGACAGATAAGGACTTCAAACAAATCCCCTGTCGTCACTACAACCCGAACAAAGGTGAGTGGACATCCGTAGGTGAGTTCGAGGGTACCATGTTCTTCTACTCCCAGATCGTAATGGGTGACAGAGCGGACAACATCGAAGGCATCCACGGTATCGGGCCTGTGAAGGCTAAACGTCTCTTGTCGGAATGCACTACGGAGCAAGAGTTGTACGACAAGGTTCTAGGTGCTTACGACAACGACGAGGAACGTGTACTCACTAACGCCCGTCTCCTGTGGCTACGACGCAAAGAGGAAGACGTATGGTACCCGCCAAATCAAAGATAAGACAGAAGGCACTCAAGGCTGGTTATCGTTCTGGCCTTGAGGAAACCGTAGCGGATCAGCTTAAGAAGCTAGGCGTAAGGGCTGAGTACGAGACGACAAAGATCAAGTACAGGGTAGAGGAGGACAGAACGTACACCCCAGACTTTATCTTACCGAATGGTGTCGTCATTGAAACCAAGGGCAGGTTCGTAGCTGCAGACCGGAAGAAACATCTTCTGATCCGTAAGCAGCATCCAGAGCTTGACATTCGCTTTGTCTTCTCCAATAGTAAGGCTAAGCTAAGTAAAGCGTCTAAGACTACTTACGCTGCATGGTGCATCAAACACGGCTTCCTCTACGCCGACAAGGAGATACCGTTAGAATGGCTAACGAAGTAAAAGTCCACAGGATCATTGAGGGTCCGTTCGAGAGCGACGACGAGGATGAAGTTTGGATGCTTTGCCTTGCGGAAGAAGATGGAGAGCTTACGGAGATTGAAGTCTACTTCGACACCTTCGACGAGGCTTACGCTTTCAAGCACCACTTCACCAAGAGTATCGAACCCATCATCCTAGCTAACGACACAGGGGATCACTAACCACCATGAAAACTCACCTCGTCATTGGCGACCCCCACGCCCACCCTGACTACTCTAACGCACGGGCTGATTGGTTGGGTAAGCTGATCTTGGACCTCAAGCCAGAGGTTGTCATCAACATGGGAGACACTGCGGACCTAGCGTCCATGTCCTCATTCGACAAAGGAAAGGCATCCTTCCACGGGCGTAACTACCAGAAGGACATTGAGGCCCACCTAGACTTCCAAGACCGTATGTGGCACCCCATCAAGAAGGCGAAGCGTAAGCTACCCCATCGTGTCGTCCTTGAGGGTAACCACGAGAACCGCATCAAGAAGGCCATCCAGTATTCCCCTGAGCTTGAGGGTGATCGCTTCGGGGTCTCGTTCAAGAACCTAGCCTTCGATGACTACTACGATTCTGTTGTCGAATACGATGCGTCTACC